AAATCTGGTTTCTGTTCTAATCTTGCTAAAAACTTTTCTGTTGGGCCATAAGCAATCGGAACTCTTACAGTTGAAAATGCACCACCTGCAGAAGTTTGATGTTTAATATCAATTTCATTAAAAAGTGTACCAAAGGCTATAATAGTCCTTCTGATTATTTCATGGTAATAATAGGTTCCTAACATATCTTAAACAGGACTTATCCAAACTATTTAGAAATCACCGAACGGATTGTCTTCAGAAAAGTCTATAATTGAGTCTGCTTCTGATTCTACTGTAATATTTTCGTTGTATAAATCATATTCATCTTGGTCTGAAACACTTCTTACAATGTACTCAGAATCTGAACCTAACAGTGTAGTTCCAATACCAACTACTGATTCACCAGGTGCAAATCCAACTCCACCAACGTTTGTGACTTTAAGTATTCTATCATCCCTATCCCAATCAGCAACGATTGCTGTTGTTCCCGTTGAAACCCCTCTAACAAGTTCCTTAAATTGATAATTGCCAGTTGCTAATCCAGCTCTTGCTGGTGGATCTATTGTTAGAGTTGGAGTTGCAGTGTATCCAATACCTGCGAAACTGTATCTAATAGAAGCGAGTTCACCAAGAGTATTAATTACTGCCACTGCCTTTGCAGTTGATCCGATTCCAATATTAGTATCCAATCCAACAGCGTTAACAGTAACGTTTGGAGTCGTAGCATAACTTGCACCTGGATTGGTAATAGTTGGTGTATGTAATGTTCCCTCTGCTATGACAGCAGTTGCTGCAGCACCAGTTCCAAATGCATTTTGACTTCGAATAGTAATTATTGGTGGTGTTGTATACGCAAAACCAGGATTTGTCAATTCAATACGATCTATTGACTGTCCAGTTTGACCACCTCGACTGGTCATAATTGCAACAGCAGTTGCATTAATACCTTGACTCGGTGCTGAAGATATGCCAATCAATGGTGGTAACGTATATCCTGTTCCATCATTAATTAAATCGATGAATGCAATTCCCTTACCAATATTAGTATTACCAGCATCTTTGGATAACTGAACTGTTGCTGTTGCTGTTGAAGCAGCAATACTAACCATGCTTATTCTTGTAGTGAATCCAAACTCAACTGCTGCTCTATCTACTTCTTCAATTCCAACATCAATATCTTCATCAAGAGCATAATCCATCACCTCACAACTGAGAGTATAAACATAAAGATTATTTAATTGATAAAATGGTTTCTTTCCTTCGACATACTTAATTTCAAACATTGTATTGTCAAGTGGAAAATATATTAAGTCTCCTTCTTCAGGTCTTGTTGCTAATTCTATTTGATTATCTGTATTTAAGAATGGACTGATGAAATCTTCGTATCTCTCTTTTGATATAACAAAAGTTACAGCATCTGTAGTTTGTACTCCAAATTTTTGTAAAATATCTCCATTACCTTCAAATCCTTGATAATTTAAAAGATACGCTTCCATACGATAAGCATCGTCAAAAGTAGAGGCAACAACCTCTTTCATAATTGTTTTTTTGTTTATTATCTTACGAGGAAGATAAACTATATCTTGCCCATAAATTTTTAACTGCTCATTTATAAGATCTTGAACTAATCTCTGTTCACTTGATGATCCTTGAAGAAAATACGGAGAAAGTGGCATAACATTATCCTATGAGATCAAGTGGTGGTAATTCGTATTCTGTCTTGAGTGTGTTTTCTAGTTCTTCTAATTCTCTGATAGCATCTTCATAAATCTGTCTTCCATTTAACTGAACCCCACCAGGTAACATTACACCTTGGAACTTTATCAAGTTCATTCCCCATTGTTTCTTAATTAATGATGTTGCATATTTCTTCAACCAAAAATCATTATAAACTTTAGGTGCATCTGCTGGATCTAAAAGACGATAACCATCAATAACAATAAATGTATCATCGGACATTTGTGCAAAATCTATGTCTAGATATAACCTACCTCTTTTTTTATTAAATCTTATTTGGGTATCTGGTGTGATAATACGACTTAAATCTTCAAGATATGTTTTTGTCATTGCATAGTTCATCAAATCAAGTGCACCATAATAATACAAATCATTCAAAAATATCTGATATTTAATATTAAATAAACCACTGGATATTGTGTTATTATCCATTTTTAAAACTCTTTCTACACCTATTACGTGATCTGGTAATTGTATAAAGTTTTGATTTTCATCAAAACTAGTTGTAGTTATACCAACTGTTGAATTAGCAGTAGTTGTAGTAATTCCAGTTCTTAGTGTATTTCTGTTATCTTCTGTAATCTTATGCTTTAATAACATTCTCTCACAACCATCAAAATGACGATCTTGAAAGTACTGAAGGGCATCATCTATTAAATCTTCAATTTGATCCTCATCCACATTAACTTCCAGCACAGGATATCCCAATCTTCTTAGGCAATAATCAATTAGTTCCTGTCTAGTGGATGGTTTACTCATTTTTTCTCCTTTTTCTTATCTTCTTGCAATTGAAGCATTTCTTTTTGTAAATCCATGTATTCTTTTGTCATGGATTCCATTTTTGCCTCTAATAAAATATTCTGATTAACTAATGTTGCTAATTTTTTATGGTAATGATTAATCAAAATGTTCACATCAACTTCACTATTCATAGTATTAGAATTG